ATATCATTTGTATTTGTAATAACATCTCCACTTAATGAAATAATATCACCCTCTATATCTGTCGTTAAACCGCTTAAGTTAACATTATATGCATTGGATGCATCATTTCTATCAAAGGTAAGTATATCACCGCTTAATGTGGCTCCTGTTGTATAGAAGTTATCGTCAGTTAATCCAGAAAGTGTTGCAATATTAATTGTATTAATATCAACTTCATTGCTTAGTGTTGAGAATGTTGAACATCCTGAAAGTGTTAAGCAAGTTAAATATGGGTCGATAATTTTTGAACCACCGACAACTGTAGGGATGCCATCTGGGACAGGTATATCACATCTTGAATAAGTAGGCATAGAAAACGTGAAGTCTGCTACATAGCCTTGCAAATAGTCTAGCTGTGAATTATTCAATGCTCTTGCGACTGGTTGGTTAACCAATTCAATTTCACTATATCTCGATGAAGAATTCCACCACTTAATTAAATCAGAAATTAAAAGCGAAGTGTCGTTGGTTGAATCCAATACATTCGTTCTATCTCGGTCCAATCTGTTGTAAGCGTAGATGCGAATTGTATGCTCGTTGTAACTTCCGTTAGGTGAGAAATCAATTGGCACAGCAAATACGAAAGGAAATGTCTTGCCTTCAGTCGCTAAGTTAGGCAGCTGTTCATCATATTCAAATTCAAATCTTTGAATTCCCTTATGTTCCTGGCAAAATAGAGTAATCTCGTCGTGAAGTGTTACTAAAGTAGTTGGTACTGGCATATTCCTTTTTTATTAAATGTTATTATATTGCAAAATGTTTGTCAATTAAAAAAAGGGAAGTAGCGATACCTCCCTTCACTTTAACTATAACGGCCCTGTTGGGGACATTAAGTCCTAAGATTTTATGAACGTCCCTGTTGAGGACTTGCAAAGCTTACGTTTTACGCAGCCATTGCCATTGGTTGTTTGTTGTTTGTGGAGCGTCCCAGATTCGAACTGAGGTCCAATGCAAAATAATTGCACTGTCTATATCCTTTATGCCCCATACTTACTTTTTATTGTCAGAATTCCATTGAAAATAGCTTCAACAAATCTATCCTCATCATCCAACATCATTTTACATTCTATTTCGTTTGTCATAAATGCACATTCAATTAATATTGCTGGACAATATGTGTGCGTTATAATGTAAAATCCTCTATCCTTATCTAAATCTCCATCTCTTGTATCTGATCTAAGAGGTATCTCTGGCATTGAATCACGATATTCCTCAATCATTACGTCAGCTAAGTTATCGCTTGCTGATGTGCCTTTTGATGTGAAGAACTCAAATCCTTTTGCTCTTGAACTAGAGGAAGCATTAGCGTGTATTTCTAATAGTAATATATCTTCACCCTTTTCTTTATTAACTCTTCTAACTCTTTCTTTTAGATTTATATCTTCTAATTCAGGAACTATATTCTTGCAGTCAATATTGTAATCATCACATAAAAGAACTAACTTATTTACTATCTTTCTATTGAAATCACCTTCAAATAATTGTCTTCCATCATCCCAAATTGGTGATCGCTTTCCATAAGTTTGGTAAACACCATCAATAATTCCTCCGTGCCCTGGTATAAATAATACTTTCATTTATTTGTTTTTAGTCTAGTTCATCGAGAGTTTTTAAAAGCTCTTCCTTTTTTAATCTTAGTGAATTGATGTCAAACCCGATTAGTCCAATCTTAATATTTTCTATTTCATCTGAAGTTTTTTTCAATTCACCATTCAAATAAGTTATGAAAAGCTCTTCGCATTCTTCTTTTAATGCCTTATGTATTTTGCTATTATTCATTGTTTTGTATTTTTTTAATTGCAGCAATTGCTTTATATAACAATGAAACGTTTTGCTTCTCAGCTTCCCTAACCTCTTCGTTTTTCTCTTTTAGCTCTTTATTCAGCTCAGTCACTCTTTTGTGTAACTTAAACGCTACATATATAAGAATAGGTAAAACGCCAAACTGAGCTATAAGTGTAAGTAAATCTTGCATTATTTCTTAATTTTAAATTGAAGTTATACCTCCATAATTATCCGTCTTGTTTGTGTTTGGCAAATTAATATCTTTGTTATCACTTGATTTCCACAATGGAAAATTCTTGTAGTTCTCGTTTAAATAAGCTCTTAACTCATCTTCTTTTAGCTTCGCAAACTTTACAATGTTACGTCTAATGTATTCCACAACAGTGATTCCCTCGCTCGCTGAATACTCACCAAATTGACTCTGTGGTCCTTTGTTTGAAATCCTATATGCAAGGTTAGGTACTGCCTCGTAAGCAGCGTAAAACGCAACCATATACTTGATGAAGTCTACAAGAGTTTGCTCATTAGTTGATAACGTACCAGCATCTGATTTAACTAATATGTCATTGTAGAAATTATACCCCATTATAGGCTGCAGATATGTTACCGCTGCAATTTGAATGTAAGGTTGAATGTCAGCAGCATCAACGTTCTGTGTGATGTGTGTGTCGTTCTTGATGAACTGTTCTGTTACTTGAAAATATATCATTCTTCTGTGTTTAAAATTTCTTCTGCAGTTTCTCTGTCAATTCCATATGCAGTTAATCTTGAAATTGCTATTACTTTATTTAATCTTCCTTTATTGAAATCTCTAACAATTCTGTACATATCTGAATTCTCCTTGGCACTTAATCCTTTAAGGTTATCATTCACAATTGGCAACTCAACATCCTCACCTGGACCTTGTTTTCCGTGTGGCCTTCCATTTGCTTTCTGGTCCATTAATTTTACATCATTTGGAACGTTTGTTAATTCAGTCTTGTTTATTTTTATCTCTTGAGGAATACCACAGATAACTGCGATGTCATTAATGAAATCTTCAATGATTGAACGGTTGTCGTTTAACCAAATCTTCTCAAATTGCTTTGCAGAGAACTCAATTTCTTCTGTTGCTCCTAAAGAACCAGCAACTCTTACACCCATTAATGCGGGGTTTATGTTGTGCGAAATCGCTATCTCCTCCTTCTGCTCTTTCGATGTTTGTTCAAAAAGCTGGTGGTTGTCACTTGTTTCCAATACTTTAACCTCTGGCATTTGCTCATTGCCATTACTTTCGATTTTCATTCCTCGATTGTAGTTCTTAACACCCTTATAGTTGTTACGCATATTGGTAACCCAGTTATCTTCTTCTACATCGTCCATTAAATAAGGGTACATAAACAACACAGATGGTTGAATACCGTTCTCTAATGCACTCTTATGAAGCAACCCAAGATCTGCACTCACTGATTGCCAGTTAGCAGATGATACCCAGTCAGGAAGGCCGTATGTTCTTGTGCCTCCAACAATGTTTTTAATCTCAATTATTTGCCATTCATCCTTATTAACAGGAGAGTAAGGTGTAAATTCAATTCTTTGAGTCCTATGTAACCAATCATTTGCAAAGTAATATGACTTAATATCATTGAATAAAGTTTCTCTATTGTTTCTCAATTCTGATGGGTCAATTAATTTGAAAGAATCAAATTCTTTTTTTTCTTTATCATAATGCAATAGTGCAATTGCTCTACCGTGCTTAACCCAGTCCTTTGAAAATTTCTTAAAAGAAGCTTTGAAGTCGTTGTGACGTTCAAAGTGCTTAATAGCAATCTTGTCTGATGCCTTAAGCGAGTCGTAATCAGCCCACTCGTACCCATCTCCTACTATACTCCAAGTCTTGAAGTCAACACACGCTGAGTGCATTGGAGAGCTAAGGTAAAGCTCATTTAGGATTTGAGGATACAAGTTTGACTCGCCGAAATATGCCCAGTTAACTCCACGAGAAAATTGGTCATCAATAAATGGTTTTGATAAATCCATATTATCGGTGCTGATTGAACGTAAAAGGTTAGTTTTTTTGTTCTCAAGACTGCTAAGCTGTGTTTTAGCAGTAGTCAGTTCTTTTTTAACTTCTTCAAGTTCTACCTTTGTATTGTTTTTAAAATTAAATAATGCCATAATTAGTCGTAGTTTTCGTCAATAACAATTGCCATATCTGTTTCAATAATTCCTCCAGTTGTCCCGCTGATTGAAAGTGTGGATGCTGAGGCCTGGTAAACATCGTATGTCCATTCTCCTGTAAATAAATCAACCTCTCCACCATTGTAGTTAGGAGAAGAAGTCTCTGTAATCTCAAACTCATCATACCTAATTTTGTTATTAGATATGTTTGTTGCTTGAAAAAAACGCTGCTCCGTATTATTGAACTTACTTTGGAAGTGGAATAGGAAAAAAGGTGATGTTATTGTGACCCTCTCACTGATCGTCATTATAACAGTATTAGCCTGCCCCATATTTAGAACGATATTTGCCATTGCTTTTGTTGTTAAATGTATTTCAATCCTCAATTGTTTGAGAGCAAAAAAAAGAGCAGCATATAGCCACTCTTTTCTAAGTTTAAATTATGAGAAATAAACCTTATATTACTGATGCAACTACTGTTGCGTCTGTATCATAAGCCATCCATCTTTCTTCGCCCATCAATGTGATTGTGTAGAAAGTACCAGCGTTACGTGCTTCGTTTGTCCCAGATTCCATTGCTGAAAGTCTGATTCCATCGTCAAGTCCGAACACTCTGTAGTTATCATTATTGTCTTGTGTTATTACAACCAGCCTTCTACGTCCTTCAGCAAGAACAGAGATAGCGTTTCTTTTAGCTATTTCAATTCTTCGAAGTCCAATGTTGATTGATTGCTCCCAAAGGTGTACATCTGCAGTTAAATCACCCACCCATTTTTCATTATAAGAAGAAGTGTTTTTCTTGAATACGAATTCCTCAAACGTTGAGGTTCCGCTCATAGTCATCGCTGTTACAGCACCACCAGTTACAGGGTCTTGTGAATCAAGTGTATATGCTACTACGTCTCTGAAGTCTCCAATCCAAGCAGCTTTTATCGCCCCCGCATTGTTATCATCACAGCTGTATGCTACACCGATTATTGAATTACAATTTGCCATTTTATTTTAATTTTTGTATGTTAATATTATAAAAAAAGCCACTGCATCTGCAGCAGCTTTCTTAATTTTTATCTTCTTATGCTATTACGCTTTGTGGAAGAAAATTTCTTCTCCAAGAATATAATCTGGTGAGAATTTAAAGTCAGTTCTAACACCAATCTTTCTTGAAAGAGTAGTTTTGTAGAAATCAACAACTTCGAATCCTGATTCATCAGTAAGCAAATCTTGAACGTTCAAGAAGTTTCTCCAGTTACCAGCTACAATCACATCGTTAGATGCTCCGTCAGCTTTAAACATCTCAACTCCTTGGAAGTTAGGTGTAAGTCCTTCAATGTAGTATTGACCACTTGCTTTGTTCTCAGACACTGCATCCATATATGCTTCCATAACGTTTGTAGATACCATATAAACAAAATCCGTTCTGTTCTTAACAGCTACTGGAAGTGCGTTTCTAGCTTCTACTAATTTAGATATAACGTTTGCACTGTTTATTGCTGTGTTACCAGTTGAATCAATTACGTCAGAGTCAGCTGTTAACTTAGCTTCAAGTCCGTCACACGTATTAAGGTATTCTGTAGCACCAGTTAAAGTACCAGAAGAGTCACCTCTCCAAGTTAAGTATTCCATCTCATCAGCAGTACTGTTAGAAAGAGTCTCGTAGAAGTAGTTCATAAATGCGAACTGGTCAGAGAAATCTCTGCTTCCTTTTGCAATTTGATCAGACACAAATGATGTCTCAAGGTCTTCAATACATACAGATGTACCAACCATAAGAGGACAAACTTCGAATGTCTTCTGAGAGATAGTAGAATCTGATGGGTCAAAGTCACAAGCACCATCTTTAATCAATGAATCAAATACCGCAGTACCTAATTTAATTCTGTCTTTAACGCCAAGAACTTGTCTGAACCTAGAACGAGTTGAGTTTTCCCCAATCATTGCTGCTCTAAAGTAATCGTTTGCGTTTGTTGCATAGTCAGCAGAAGTATCTACTGTCATTGCTAATTCAACTTTGTTACCTTTATTGAAATCCTCTACTGAGAATTCGAAAGGAAGGTTAGTGAATTTTACTGTTTTTAATGTTGTTGCCATTTTGTTTCTTTTTTTTGTTGTACATAGTTAAATGTACATTGTTATTATTTGTTTGATTTAATCAAATTTGCAAGTGCAGATATTGAAGTGCCCACATCATTTTTTTGACTTGACATTTGAACGTTTGCTTCTTCTGGAGAACTCTCATTCATTCCTGAAATCAATGATTTAAGTGCAGCGATTTCTTCGAAAATTGCTTCGAACTTGTCTTCATCTTTTGATTCACTTTCTGTAGATTCACCTTCTGGTGCAGCTTCTTCCTCAACGGCTTTCACTTCTTCTTCTGGTTTATCTTCTTCAGCCTTAACTTCTTCTTCTGGCTTAACTTCATCTTCAGCAGCTTTCACTTCCTCAGGCTTGTCTTCTTCAGCTTTCACTTCTTCTTCAGGCTTAGCATCTTCTGCCAATTCCTCTTTAGCATCTGATGGCTTTTCTTCTGCCGCTTCAACCTCAGCTTTTTCCTCCACGTCTTTCACTTCGACAATTGCACCTTCAGCATCTACGATGTAGATTTTGCCAGCAATCTCGTGAGCTCCTTCTGGAAGAGTAGCTAATTTTACTTCTTTTTCTTTTTCCATATTATCTATTTTATTTAATTGTAGATTTGTTAATTTCATATTCAAAAATGCTTCTATTGAATACGAAAACTTTTTGTTCTTCTTAATTTCGTTCTCCCAGTAATCTTTATCAATCACTTGGGTAATCACCATCCAGGTTCCAACTGGTATCTTCTCCTGGCTAAAGCCATATACTGTGTAAGCCTTATCATTCTCGTCCTCTATAATCCAGTTCTCCAATATAAAAGATGGCGCTACACCACCTTTATGAGTGTCCTTCATTGTGTTCAAGTCAGATAATTTACCTTCTGCCTCTGCCCTTGCTTGTAGTTCTTTTATAACTTCGGGTGTGAATTTGATTTTATAATGACCATTATCATTTCTATCAATTTCTTTATAAGGGATAAGTAAAGGTGCAACTACTTGCTGCTTCTCCATATTCGAAAACTTGAATAGCTTGTTAACTTGATCAGTCGATAAGTAGACTCCCATCTCCTCCATTGCTGGCTCGTCAACATAAGCGATTTTATCAAAACCAGAAGCCTCCATTCCACCTTCTTCAAGTGGTTTGAGCGTTAACTCATATACAGGTACATCTGTTTTTCTCATTTGTTTTAATTTTTATCGTACATTATTAAATGTATAATGTTGTTATTTGTTTGAATTGTTTATTTTCCTTGAATCTGAAATCTTCCTTGCCACAGTATTAAATACCAAGAATATGTTTGTGCCAAGTATGTCGTTGTACTTTGTAACATCTCCATCAGACACCATTGATAATATATCTTCCCACATATTTTTTCTGGATATTCCCATCCTTTCAATCTCCTCATCGTATATCTCCTTCTCCTCACCTTCTAATTCGTCAGGGTCAATGTCATCTAAACCATCATCCCAAAATGTATATGAGTTGAATATATTGCTTCTCCACTCAACATATTCAATTATGGAACCATATATGTCATTTATATTAACACCATCAAATATTAACTTTGCTCTTTCATCAATGTTGATTTCTGAATACTCCTCATATTTAAGCTTCTTCAATGGCTCCTTTTCTGCAATTCTATATAGTATTGCCACTATTTCAGAAATGTTTGATATCCAGTCTTCAGAAATATAGTGCTCCATATCAATGAACTCACCAAGCGTTATGCTATTGCACTCTACTTTATATAGTGTGTTTCCAAATATCTCTATAGCTTTCTTGCTTGCGCTGCTGTCTAAGTCGAATGGGCTGTTGTTATATCTTTCTACCAATGAATCAATGTCGATCTCATACAGGTCCTCTATGGGAATATTGTTTACGACACTAACATACAACATCAAACTCTTGATGCTGCTGTTAGTGTCTATCTGGGAAATGGATATGTAATCCTTAATCATCATCATTCCGATAACAAGTCCTTCAATTTAGAGAAGTTTGTTGTTAGCTTATCATTGATGTAGTTGATATATGGAATCACGATGTCAGCAGTTAATGCTTCGTTTATACCTTTTGTGTTTTTATCTATTTTAAACAGCAAACATATAGCATCTTTAATCCAAGCATCTGGATTCTTATTAATGAAATCTTCTAACTCCGATAAGTAAAACAAGTTCAGTCTTGGCTTATCACCATCGAACTCACAGCTGTAAGTATTGTCACCAATCTTAATGTCATTTAAGAACTCTTCTGAGTTGATTCTTAACTTTCCTACAACATCAAACAAACTATCATCTGACATATTTACATATCTTTCATCATCAGAAAGAATGTCTAATATATTATACCAAATTTTTATATTTGATTTCTCATCACGAAACACATTTGTGACTTTAATTAGTTCATCGAGAGTGATTTCACTTGCCTCATTTTTCACCTTAACGGTGTAATCTTTAAAATTTAATTCTATCATAATTTATACTTTTTATTAAATGTAACTAAACACACGTTTGTTTGTTAAAGCTGCATCTCCTGTTGAATGTTGTTGTCATTATTTTGAACCGCATCAATATCTGACCAACTAACTACCGCTTGTATTTGATTTGGCTGCCCCTGTTCTTGGCTGTTGAACTGTGAGCTGTCACCTTCTGAGCCTTCGTTACCTTGTCCGAATAGATTAACTCCTGGAGTTTCTCTGATATTTGGTGCTGCGGTTGATACAGAAGGTGTGGGTGTTGAACCTCCTCCACCACCACCTGTGAATGTTGTGCTAGCAATCTTAGCTATCTGTGCAGCCCCAGTCACACCAGCTATAATAGGCATCGCTATATTCATTGGGTAGGGAGCTCCTAAACCTGATATTATACCCTGTGCCATACCCATAACAGCGGACGCTATTTGGAATTTCTTTTGTTGCTCAAATCCTTCTTTTCTTAATTTCTTTTGTTTAGCTTCATTACCCTCAGCAGCTTCTATCTCTGCTTGATTTGAAGTTTGCATTAACGAAGCTACCGCATCCATCCCTTGTGATATAACTCTTATAGTTTGTGATGCTATCTCTCTTTTTTCTTCTGCTTTTTTCTTTTCAATATCAATAATTTCATCTGCTTTTTTCTTTTCGTTCATTACTTCCAAACGATTGAATTGTTCTTTATTGATTATACCATCTGCTAATTTTTGTTGAATTATTAAATTCCTTTGTTCATATTCAGACTCAACTAATTCTAAATCAGTCATCGGGTCTTGAATATCCATCATATCCCTTAGCTCAATGAACTGCTCAATTGAACTTACTGATGAAACTAAACTGGTTGCAACAGACTCGGCAGCTCCACCAACTCTTTCTGCAACCCTAACAGCCATTGTACCTAACTCTTGAAGGTTCTTTGATGTCTTGATATGGTTCTGTGCTCTTAAATCGGCAACTCTATTTGATGAATTACTCTGTGTTTTTTCAAAATCAAGTAACAATTCTTTTTCTAATATTACCCTTCTTTTGTTTCTTGTAAGGTATTTATCAAATAAAGCCGTTCTTTCGTCATCCAGTTTTTGGTATAAAGAAACGCCTTCTTCTGTTGTTGTATCAACTTCTTTTATCAGATTATTTACTTCCTTATATCTTTTATCCTCAGCTTTTGATAATATATCGAAACTTCTTAATTGATGATCTACATTCTCAGCTGTTAATTGTGTTCTTAAATTACCTAATTCTTTTTCTACAGCAATTATAGCATTTACATTAGGGACTTCTTTCCTTTTTAACTCAGCTAATTTATTTTCTTGTTCAAGGATTAATGTATTTATTCTAACTTTTTCACTTCTGTTACGTAAATCCTCTTCAATATTATCCTCATTAGCTAACCTTTCTAATAGCTGAATGTTATCTTCATAAGCCTTATTAAGATTATTCATTTCTTCAGTTAGTTCTTCTGTAGATTTAGCACCATCATCTGACGTAGCATTCCATATAGCCAACGCACCAACAGCTGACGTAATAAGTGATATTAATAACACAAGAGGATTAGCTTTCATAACTAAATTTAAAGCCTTCTGTGCAACAGTACTTGAAACGGTTGTATTTCTTAATAATTTCTGAGCAGATATAATACCATCTAACCCACCTCTAAATGTTTGAGCAACTGCCATACCAGAAACCAAGGACTCAATCATCTTCTCTGATGACTTACTTGTTATGCCAAGAGCACCACCTAAAGCTAATGCACCAGTAGCTGTGTCAGCCATACCTGCAGCAAAAGAACCCATCTCTGATGATTTCTGTTCCATATCAAGGCCCTCGAAGCCAAGCTCCATATCCTTTATTTTGGAAGTTGAATTTGCTATAGCACTAGATAACTCCTTGAACCTATCAGATGCAACATCAGTTTTCTTCAGTTCATCCATCATAGATTCTACAGAAGATTCTAATTCACCCATAGTCTTTAACGAACTACCAGCATCTAAGTCTATTTCTATTTTAATATTTTCAGCCATTTTCTTTTATTTTATATACCACCGCCAATTCCTCCGTCAATTAATACGCTAACAATAACGCTGGTATTAACAACTTTGCTTTTCATATTTTTTGCCTTTCCAGGAGAATTTGTTACACCATTGAAAATGTTGCTTATAAATTGCTGTCTTGTTAATCTACTTGGAACCGCAAGTGTACCATTTTTTACACTTCTGTATCTTTGTAAAATAGCTTTAAAACTTAACTTCCCTACTTTTCCTCCTGCTTGTTCTCCTCTTCCCATTATCTTTTGTTTTTTATTAAGATATTATTACACTATCTCTCATTCTTCTCCAATCTGTTCCATCACTAAACGCTAATGTATAACCCCCAGTTTCGTCTGTAACAGCTATCATACCACCACTATAATCTGATGCGGTTGGTACAGTAGCTACCGTATATTGAGTGAGTTCTATCACTCCCGTAGATAATGTTTCTAAATAAGTTAAATTCCCATCCATTTCGGTATAGGTTAGTGCCGACCCTTTTAT